GATGGCTGCGGGTGAGGCCTGTCGAGTCGCGCGAAGGGAAGGGCGCAAGCCTAGCCGCTTGAAGTGGCGCAAAGCCACGGATGACGCATTTCAACGTGCCGTCATCTACACGAAGCAGAAGAAAGCGGTATTAGGTAGCAAATGCACCTAGGATCGCAACGACAAGCGCGAAATACTATTAGTGGCATCCCGCATTCCAGATTCTATTATTGCCGGATGAAGCCTGTCGTCTTTCTTGCGGTCCTGACAGCCGTTACCGTAGTCATCTTGAACATTCTCTTTATGGACGATCTTCGCATCCCGGCAGGATCATCCAACCCCATCGACTATAAAGACTTCTCGGCTATCCTTCTTACCGCAGTGGCTGTGATAGTGGCCGTTCTCGCCATTGGTATAGCAGTTTTGGCTATCTGGGGTTTCCAGGAATTCGAAAAGAGGACGCGCGAAGCAGCTGAAAGAGTTGCGAAATTGGCCATGGACGACTATCTTTCCAGTGCGGCGTACATCGAAGCTGTGAACAAGAGAATCGATGACGTTATGCAAATGCGGGTTATCGCGGTAGGCGCTACGCCAACAACAGATATGGCGACCACCAATGCCACAAGTAGCACTCCAATCCCGACCCTCCCTGTTAAGTGACAGGGAGCAATCCGGCATCCTTGCCCAATACAGAAGCAAGGCTCCAGTAGACGTAGTTGCTGCGGCAAAGGATCTTGGAATCAATGTCTACCAGCAACGACTGCCCACGGGAGTCTCGGGGATTCTTCGGCGCGACGACCGGATAGGCGGTGATTCTGGATTCGTGATCTTGGTGGAATCGTCCCATCACTTGAACCGGCAGCGATTTACGGTTGCCCACGAACTTGGCCACTTCATCCTGCATCGCAGTCGCGCAGAGGCTGAGGGCGGAATTCAAGACGATGAATTCTACCGTGCCCTCTCTGGGCCGCAGGAGACGGAAGCAAACCAGTTTGCAGCCGATCTGTTGATGCCTTGGACTCTCATCAAGTCGCTTCAAGATCGTGGAATCAAAAAGCTGGAAGATTTGGCATTAAGGCTTGGCGTCTCTCAACAAGCGATGGCGATTCGGCTGAATATTACCTATGCGACAGATTGGGCCTAGCGCTCAATCTGCCACATCAGCCGATCACCAATTCCATCAACAGACCGCAGCAAACCCCTACTTCGGTGATGCCGCAGGCAGGCTCCGACACGCTTCATGACGGTCCTTACAAGCCGCTTGTCGGCTGTGTTCATGCCCCGCTCTGCCATAACGTGCATCGTCAATTCCTGGGTGGAGCAAGCACGCGCCGCGTCCCGCAACGTGCCGAGAACGATGCGGGCGACTTCACCTTTGTAAGCCGCATGGCGCGGCGGCATCGGCTTTGGCTTGATGTCGTCCAACTCGATATCGGGCTTGAACAGCCGCAACGCTTGATCGATCGCGTCGAGGTCGATCATCAGTTGCCGAACCGCCGCTTTGGCCAGTGTAGAATAGCATAGCCGGCGATCGAGTCAAATAATCTTCGCCGTTAGCGATTGCGGATAGTGCGATGTTTATCCGGTTGCCTTTCCAAGAGGAAATCCGTATATAGTGCCGGTGACACTCCGAGGCGCATCCGATGGCAAAGACCCGCAGCCCCAACTATCCTTCAGTAGACCTTAAGACTGCTATCGCAGCAGTTGAGACGGTTTTTAAGAAAGAAGGCCGAAACAAAATGTCTAGGCCGGTGCTAGCGGCGCACCTGGGTTATACGAGCCTCAACGGACGGTCGTTGTCCATGATCGGCGCAATACGAGGCTATGGTTTGATTGAGGGAGGTGGAGAGGAAAACCGCGTGAGTGAAGACGCGATTACCCTCCTAAATGCACCGTCTTCTTCTCCCGATCGTATGGCCGCCTTGCAGCGATGCGCCTACAGACCAGCGTTATTTGCAGACCTAAAAAATGAGTTTTCACAAGGTGCTAGCGCAGAGAACCTCCGGTACGCGCTGATCAAGCGGCAATTCACTCCTGAAGCGGCAGCGAAAGCCGCGGCGACTTACACGGATAATTTCCTGTTGCTTCAGAATCTAAACGCCGATAATTTGCCCACTGCGGCCCCTCCTGAAGCTGACCCGGAGCCAGCACGAGCAGCCCCGGCTCCTTCAGAAACCTACGCGCCGCCAAAGCAGGCTCGGGTGATCCCTATGCATTCAGGCGAAAGAGAATTTGTGACGGGCGGTCTCTCCGGCAGCGCGCGCTTCCGCCTCATTGTGAGCGGGCCTGTCGGCTCCAAGGAAATCGACCGGCTGATTAAGAAGCTTCAGATGGAAAAGGAAATTGCCGAAGAGGCCGAGGAATTGGCGATGCTCCGGTCCGAAGATGAAAAAGCCATGCGCGACGCCGAGCGCGAACAAGGCGGCGATGGCGGGGTCTTCAACTAAACACACCGAAGAGGCCGCCGCACAAGGCGGCCTTTCTTTTGTTTCCCTAGGTGCATTTGCTACCTAATACCGCACAGATCCAATCAGCATGGCGTCGGGACAGCGTATCCGCATCGCCTTGGCCGACTATCTCAAGGCCCAGTACGCGGCGAAAATGCGCGAGCCAGATCCTTGGGAGGATTACGAGCCCGAGCTCGGTCGAGCGCGCTTTAGAGATGACTTGAACAGCGATAAATGCTAGTATTTACGGGCTATTCTGGCTTCACGCAGTCGAAGGACATTGCCCGTATGGAGCTGCCGCTCTCTCTGGCTCGCTCGCTCGATATCCGGGCGATCTTGTCATATTTCCCGCACCAGGCATTGGCCGCCCGAAAGGACTTGGCATCACTATTGCCGGATACGATCCCGCCGGCTGAGTTGCCGCCGTCAACACTAGACGAGCAGGCACCGACAACCAGCAAGACCGCAAGGGTAGCGTAACGCATTGAGTATTCTCCTTCCCCCATGATGGGCGTATAATACTTCCGCGCGATAAATGGAATCGGGGCAATGGTCTGGTACTGGATCGCGGGGATTGTGATAGCTGCCGTGGCGGTCGAGCGGACGGGAACGCTCTACTGGCGCCCGCGCATTGCCCGCAAGCCGGTAAAGAGCGATCAGCAAGAGCAAGCCGAACAGGAGGAGCGCGAGAAGCATGAAGCCCATGTGCGCAGGGTAATGTCCTCCATCGCGGACAAGTTCACAGGCGGTCGATACTAGGGGCAATGGATATGCCGGGGCATTGGCGCCTCATCTTTCAGCCTGCCTGATAGATGATGGATCTCGGCCATAGGACCAAGCCCTAGGCTTGAGGACGTAGAGCGCGATGGTGAGGGGCTATTTGGCCGACCTGCACCGCACGTGACATAACTCGCTATTCCCGTCCGGATATAGCGCCTATAGCCGAGCGACCACAACGCACCGCATTGGGCTGTCCGCATTTTCCATAATGTGGATTATGCGCGAGCCGCTATTATTCGATAGCAATATCAATGACATAGCCGTCTGCCATGCCTGTAACAATGGGCTGATGGCCGTGAGCCATGTCGCCATCGCATGGCCTGGGCAACGATCTGTCGCGCGTCGCTAGTCTATTGGACATGATCGTGCGCAGTGTAATCGCGTCCACATCCACATTTATCGCCCTATTAGGATCGCCGACCCTCGAAAGACCGGGGTGGTAGCCGGGGTGGGGGCCGAGTTCGGTTTGGCATATAAATTTCGCAGCACACCCCACTTTCGCGCCATTTTCCCAATCCCCCTGCGAATGGTTCGCACGCAATAATCTTGCGCACCGTCCCGAGCCGTGAGATACGATTAACCTCGTATCATGGCAAAAAGGACAGAACTTACCCTCAGAGTGCCGGAATCGACCTGGGGTCCGGCGATGCGAGCGCTCAAGACGGACCGTCAGCGGGCGTTCGTTGTGGCGTTGCTGGACCTGGGGACTTCCAACGCGACCCGGGCGGCACAGGCGGCGGGGTTCAGCGAGGAGAACCGGAACGCGGCCAAGGTGACGGCCCATAGGCTGATGCACGACGAGAGCATCCAGGCGGCGATCCTGGAGGAGGCCAAGCGGCGCATCAATGCAGGGGCGACCGCGGCGGTGACGCACCTCCTGACGATTGCCGAGAACCCGGAGCACAAGGACCAGCTCAAGGCCATTGGCATGGTGCTGGATCGGTCGGGCCTGCACGCCACGACGGAGCACAAGGTCACGGTGGAGAATACCACGGAGAGCGAGGCTTTGCGACGGATTCACGAGAAGCTTGAGGCGATGGGACTGCCGGTCGAGGAGCGCAAGAGCCTGCTGAAGAAGGCCGGGGTGATGGACGTGGAGTTTGTCGAGGTCACGGATGGCGCTGAAACAGCGTAGCATACCGGGCCAGACCGTCGAGCGGGTGCGGGGCAAGGCGAAGCGACGGCGGGTCCAGCGGATCAAGCTTCCTGCACCTGTTGCGGAAACATCGCAGGCCGACCCGAGGGCGCTTCAGGAGCTATTGAAGGATCTGGAGTTCGTCGCCGGCCGGCAGTCCGAGCGGCGGATGGACTTCTTCAGGCCCTACCCGAAGCAGACGCAGTTCTTCGAGATGGGCGCCACCAAGCGCGAACGGCTGCTGATGGCTGGCAACCAGCTCGGCAAGACCGAAGCGGGGGCTTTCGAGACGGCCTGCCACATGACCGGGGAGTATCCGGAGGGGTGGACCGGCAAGAGGTTCACGCGGCCGACCCGGGGCTGGATTGCCGGCGAGACGGCGTTGCTGGTTCGCGACGTGCAGCAGACCAAGCTCTGCGGTCCGCCGGGCGTCGATTCCAAGCTGGGCACGGGCATGGTACCGAAGAGCCTGTTCGCCGACAAGCCGAGCCTGGCGCGGGGTGTCACCGACGCCTTTGATACCATCCAGATCAGGCATAAATCGGGCGGCGTCTCGACGGCGACGTTTAAGTCCTACGAGCAGGGACGGCCCAAGTTCCAGGGCGAGCCGGTGGACTGGATATGGGCGGACGAAGAGCCGCCGATGGATATCTACTCGGAGATCCTGACCCGCATCACGGCCACCAAGGGCATCGTGTATGTGACCTTCACGCCGCTCAAGGGCATGTCGGATGTCGTGAGCCGGTTCCTCAACGAGCCGTCCGAGGACCGGGGCGTCGTGATCATGACGATCGAGGATGCCCTGCACATCGCCCCGGAAGAGCGCGAGCGGATTATCGCGGGGTATCCCGCCCACGAGCGGGAGGCGCGAGCCCGCGGCGTCCCCATGCTCGGATCGGGGCGTATCTTCCAGATTTCCGAGGAGACGATCGGCGAGGAGGCCATCGAGCGGCACATGGTGCCCCCGCAGTGGTTCAAGGGCTGGGGGATAGACTTCGGTATCGGCCATCCCTTCGCGGCGGTCCTGTGCGCCTGGGACAAGGATTTCGATGTGTTCCATGTCCTGCACGCCATCCGGGTGGCGGACCAGAAGCCGTTGCAGCACGCGGCGGCAATGAAGCCCATTGGGGTGAACGTTCCCGTGGCATGGCCGCAGGATGGCACGGCGCGCGAGAAGGGCTCAGGAGAGCCGCTGGCGAGCCTCTACAAGCGTGAAGGCCTGAAGATGATGCCCGACCACGCGACCCATCCGGACGGCTCGCTCTCGACCGAGGCGGCTATCCTTGAGATGGAAAAGTGGATGGCGTCGGGGCAGTTCAAGGTTGCCCGGCACCTCGGCGACTGGTTCGAGGAATACCGGATGTACCACCGGAAGGACGGGCAGATCGTCAAGGAGCGGGACGATCTGATGAGTGCAACCCGCGTGGCGTTCATGATGCGCCGCTTCTTCCGGCAGGTTTCCCTCGGCGGTGAGATCATGAAACGGCGCCGCGAGTCCTTTGCAAGGGATATTGACTTTTCCCTTTTCTGAGCAATAATCTTGCGCAATCACCTCGCCTAAGCGCAGGATTGTTTCAATGGCCTCAGTCAGCGGCAAGAATTTCGCCATCTCCTCGGCTGGGGTCGATCTTGGCTTGGGCGATCAGGTCCAGCAGCAGCTTCAGGACCAGGAGGAGGAGCGCAAGAAGAAGCTGCTCCAGATGTCGAAAATGCCGGCCTATGGCCCCGCCACCATGAGCCTGTTGGGCCAGCAGTTGATCGGGCCTGCTGGTGGCTAATTGGAAAGACGACGATTGGGCTGAGAAGCCGTCGCTTCCCCGGAAGCAGACGCCGTACGAACTCGACATCCTGCAGGATGCGTTTCAGGAGTTCGCCCAGCTCCAGACGACGCGCTCGGTCTTTGCCGGCCAGTGGGAGGAGGTCGCCCAGCTCATCGACCCCAACTCCCGGAACACGTTCTTCTACGGCGACTATCGCACGCAAGGCCAGAAGCTCACCGATCGGCAGATCGACGCCTCGGGCATGATGGCGCTGACCCGCTTCGCCGCCATCTGCGATAGCCTCACGACGCCGCGCAACCAGACATGGCATGGGCTGGAGGCGAATGATCCCTACGTGATGAAGGACCGCGCAACGCGGCTGTGGTTCGAGCAGGTGACGAAGATCCTGTTCAAGCAGCG